TAATATGGCTGATATGGTTACGTACTCAAGAGCATGGTTTTATATTTCTAAACTAGATTTAAAGCGTAGAGTAGACATAGATGCATTATCAACATTTACAGATAATGATCTACTTTATGCTTCAGAAATGGCACTTCGTTTTTTTGAAGACCGAGAAGAATACGAGAAGTGTGCTCATATTAAAAAAATCCAAGACATTATTAAAAAACTATTGGATAAAGCGTGATTTTATATCACTCTATCATTATATTATTATATAACTAAAAAATTCGATTATGCGAAACCCAGAATTGGCAGTACAAAAACTAGAAAAACTTAATGGTAAGTTGACAACCATGAAAGTTATGATTACTCGCCCTACAACAACCACAGATCAATACCACCAATTAATTGCTGATGCAGAAGAAGTAATTGAGGATCTTAAAATGATGGTACAACGTCAAAACTAATCTAAATTAAAGTTATGAATCTTACAGCAGAACAAATCCAAAACAATTGGAACGTATTTTTGGGTATTATTGAAGAACACATTTCTTCACCCCGTAAAGAAAAACTACTTGACTTCTACAATCAGTATGCTGAGCGTGTTATGCTTATGCCTGCTGCTCATAAAAAAGAATATCATAATGCTTTTCCTGGAGGGTATGTAGAACACGTTATTCGTGTTGTACGTTGTGCTCTTAAACAACACCAATTGTGGGCTGATGAGAATGCCGATATGTCTGGTTACACTATTGAGGAACTAGTATTTTCTGCTCTCAATCACGATTTAGGTAAAATGGGAGACGAGGAACACGAGTCATACATCCCACAAACTGATCAATGGCGTAAAGATAAGCTAGGTGAAGACTATATGTTCAACACTAAACTTCCATTTGCTTCGGTTCCAGACCGTGGTTTGTTCATGCTTCAATCACACGGCATCCAGTACACGTTCAACGAGATGCTTGCGATTCAAACACACGATGGTTTGTACGATGAGGCTAATAAGAAATATCTTATGACCTATCTTCCAGAACAAAAACCACGTACTTGTCTCCCATTTGTTCTTCACTTTGGTGATATGATGGCTGCTCGTATTGAGTTTGAACGTGAGTGGTTTCCTAAATTAAACGGAGATGCTCCTGCTAAAAAGAACTTCAAAATGGAAACCAAAAAGCCTGCTCCTGCGGCTGCAAAACAAAAGGCACTTAGTTCTGTTAGAAGTGAAGGTTTAAAAAATCTATTGGATAATCTATGATTTATATTATATCCATTTTATCCCTATTGGTCGTGATCCTAGGATTCACGACCTTTAACCTTTTAAGGAAAACTGAAAGGTATGAGGATGAACTCAACAAAAGACAAGACGCTATTATCTCTTACCAGGAATATATCAATGGTTTAGGTAGTACAGTAGAATTTATAAACAAGCGAATTAAGGAAATTGATGCTAAAGGTACTTTTAGTAGTGATGATGAAGTAGGGTTTTTCTTTGATAGACTTAAAATGCTAAACGATATGCTAAGACCCTACAATGTTAAACTATGAGTGAAGTAGCCCCAAAAAAGAAAAAAGGTGTACAATATTTTACTCAAGAAACCGAGGATGCTATTGTAAGGTATAATAAATCAACTAATCCTTTAGAGAAAGAAAAAATATATCACAGATATATCCACTATGCTTTCTTTAAACTTACTGAAAATATTATCCATACTTTTAAATTCTATTATACTGAGGTAGAAAACATTGAAGATCTTCAACACGAGGTAATTACCTTCCTTCTCTCTAAGATGCACTTGTACGATCAAACTAAGGGATCTAAGGCATATTCTTATTTTGGGACCATTGTAAAACGATATTTAATTATATCAAACACGCGAAACTATAAGCGTAGAATTGATAAAGCCCCAGTTGAAGGAGTAGAAGAGGACGAGCGCCACTCATACGTTATTGATGAAACCACAGCGAGCGACCCTCACCAAGATAAACTATCTATTTTTATAGACCTTTATACTGAGTATTGTACTGAGAATATTTTCGAATTATTTGCTAAAGATGAGGATGCTCAAATAGCAGACGCGATTTTAGAACTATTCCGTAAAAGAGAAGACATAGACGTATTTAATAAAAAAGCTCTATACATTTATATTCGCGAGCAGGTTGATGCTAAAACACCCAAAATCACCAAAATAGCTAATCAGCTGTACGATATATTTAAACGCAACTATATCTATTATCTAGAGCACGGTTATGTAGATTTTAAATAACTTAGTATTTATAACTATGAGCCAGTTTGATAAAGTAGTATTTGGTAAGAAAAAATTCTCGGATCTTCTAGAAGAGATTTACAATAACCAACAAAGAAAAGATAAGCAGGTAACTGCCCTTATCAAGGAACTGCAACCTATGATTGAAGAAATAGGTGATGCTACTCTTATTGTTCCATTAATTAAAGAATATATGGAAATAGGAGTTAAAAACGATGATCTTTTAATTAAAATGGCTGCTTTAGCACAACGTGCTATGAACAGTGAAGGTGGAGAAAGTTCACTAGGTATTTCAGACGAAGAAAAACAACAACTACTTGACGAGATAAGCAAGTTTAAATCTGAATAAAAATGGCTAAAACCAATAGATCAGGTGGTGTTTTAGGAGCTTTCCCTGATAAATCTAATTTTTCTACATCTTTCCCAGTTCAAAATGTTGGTAGAATAGTTAGTATAGTATTAGATGCTACCCACCCAAGATTTAAAGAACTAGGTGAATGGAATGGTTTAGGCACCATAGAATACACTTTAGTTGATCAACCAATCCCATCAAGTCAAGTTTATCCTACAGCTAAACCCTATGATCCTTCTATAAGAAACTTTCCATTAATAAATGAAATAGTTTATATAGCTCAATTACCTGATACCGATATAGGAAGATTTACTTCTTCGAAAAAATCATATTATATGAGTGTGGTTGGTTTATGGAATCATCCCCACCATAATGCTTTTCCACAAAACTCTAATGTTTTACCTCCTTCTCAACAAAAAGATTATATTGAAACTGAAGCAGGTAGTGTAAGAAGAGTAACAGATCAATCTACTGAGATATTTTTAGGGAGAACATTTGTTGAAAGAGGCAATATTCATCCTCTTTTACCATTTGAGGGAGATAGAATTATAGAAGGTAGATGGGGTAATTCAATCCGTTTTGGATCTACTGTTACGGGTTCTGTAAATACCTGGTCTTCAACAGGTACAAACGGTGATCCTATTACTATTCTTAGAAACGGGCAAGGAATTCAATCAGATGAAGGTTGGATACCTACTATAGAAGATATTAATAATGATGATTCTTCTATTTATTTAACCTCTACCCAAAAAATTCCCCTTCAATCCCAAGCTGTTGAAATAAATCAATATTTTAGTTATCCTGATAACGGAAAACCCACAACTCCTAATGAATATGCGGGTAAACAAATTATCTTAAACTCAGGTAGATTAGTATTTAATACAACACAAGATCATTTACTTTTATCTTCTCAAAAATCTATAGGTTTTACAGCTGTTGAATCTATTAATTTTGATACAACAGGTCCCGTAACATTGCAGGCAGGTGAAGTATATCTTGGGTCTAAAAACGCCACTGAACCGGTTTTACTTGGTCAGTCTACTATAAATCTACTACAGACACTACTACAAGAATTAGCTACTTTAACTAATATATTATCACTCCAGATAGGAGTTCCCCCAGGTGCTCCTTTAGCACCTACTAATACTCAAGCCGCTTTAACTAATGCTACAATCACTAATCTATTGACCCAATTAAATGGTTTAATGTCTAACTCTGTAAAAACTGTATAATGGGACCCTTAGAGTTAGAATTAATACGTCAAGAAGAAGCAATTGTTAGACAGCAAGCTCAAGAAAATACCCAACTTCAACAAATTGATTTTACTATAGTTGAACAAAGTACCCCTGAAGAATTAAAGCTTAAGGGTAAAGCTAAATTTGGGCAACGTGTTTTAAATTTAGGTAAACAAACCCTAAAACTTATTTTACCTAAATTAACATCTTTAGCTAAAGAATATGCATTAGGTGAATTTGAACAAGCAAGAACAGAAGCAACTTCACCAGAACAAATAGAAGCCTTAAAACAGCAATTTTGCCCTGCTCCTGATCAATTACAAAGATTAATAGATACTCGAAATAATATTGTAGGTCAACTTAATTCAATTGGAACTAAATTAAATACTTTAAATTTTAGTATTGGGGGGTTACAAGATGTAACTAGCACTTTAAAAAATCTTTTATCCTCAGTTGAAACTGCTAAATTAGTAGCCTCGGCTGCTGCTAAAGTAACTCCAGTTATACCTGGTGCTGTTCCTGCTTTATTAAGTGATTTAGAAACTATTGACGATAAAGTTTTACCTCTATTAGAAAAAAACTCAGGTAGTATTAATGCTACAGCAGTCCCTGTAGCTGTGGTCACATCTATCATTAATAAAATAGTTAATTCTTTAGGTCAATTAGACGATTTAATTAAATACCTTTATCGTTTACAACAAACAATCAAACATTAATCGATGAACTTAAGCTAATAATTGACAGAGACAATTTAAAAGCTTACTAAATTCCATATTTATAACAGATGAAACCAAGTGAATTAAAATCATTTATCAAAGAAGCAGTTAGAGAAGCTATCCAAGAGGAATTAAAAGATATCCTTTTGGAAGCAGTTCGTGCTCCTAAAGCACCCACCCATGAAGTTTATCAAGCAAACCCCATAACTCTTCCTTCAACTCCTACTCAAACCCCTACTAAATCATCAGCTGAGAAAAGAGCTATGATGGAAAGTATTATGGGTGATATGAGAAGAGGACAAGATACTCTTTCATTTAACTCAGCAGATGCTAGAGGAATGGGTGTAACTGCTAATACTTTACAAGTAGCACCAGGTATGAGTACAACTGGTGAAGGTTCAAAATTACCTGAGGGTAATGTAGGTTTAGACATGATTATGGGTCTAATGAAGGGAAGTAAATAATGGCATTCGGAGCACAAAAGATATTTCCAATTGACACAAAGCCAGGAACGGCTGTTGGTGTTGCTATACCCTTTGATGCTCCCGGTGTTTTTTATTCTACTTATACTACAAAAGATGCGGTTAGAAATAACTTATTAAACTTTTTTCTAACTAACCCCCCCGAAAGATATCTTAATCCTACATTTGGTTCAGGTTTAAGAGCTTTTATTTTTGAACAAATCACCTCTGGTAATTTAGATGGTCTTAAAGAAAATATTCAATCACAACTAACTCGTTTCTTTCCTAATGTTAGAGTAGGTAGTTTAGATATTTTCCAAGACCCAGACTATAATACTATAACTGTATCTTTAACTTATAATGTTATAGATACTGCTATATCAGACGAAATTCAAATAGCATTCAACTAATGGCCGTAAGACGTAATATACAATATATAAACAAGGATTTTACCGAGTTAAGAGCAAGTTTAATTAACTACGCTCGCACTTATTTCCCTACAACCTATAATGACTTTAGCCCAGCATCACCAGGTATGATGTTTATGGAAATGGCTTCTTATGTAGGTGATGTTATGTCTTTTTATTTAGATAACCAAATTCAAGAAACATATCTACAATATGCACGTCAAACAAATAATTTGTATGAATTAGCTTATATGTTTGGTTATAAACCAAATGTAACTCAAGTTGCTACAGTTGAACTAAGCTTTTACCAACAAGTCCCAGCTATATCTTCAGGAGGATCTTACATACCAGATTATAATTATGCTTTATTTGTTCCGGCTAATACAACTATATCTTCTACAGACCCTAGTAATACAACATTTATTATAGAAGATCCAATAGATTTTAGTGTTTCTTCTTCAGGTGACCCTACAGAAGTTACTGTATATCAAGTTTCAAGTGGTGGAGCAGTAGTTGATTATTTTTTATTAAGGAAAATTCGTAAGGCTATTTCCTCTACAGTTAATACTACTACTTTTACTTTTGGGACTCCCCAACAGTTTTCTACTGTTGAAATATCTTCTCCTAATATTGTAGGTATTTTAGATATAGTAGACTCAGATGGTAATACTTGGTATGAAGTAGATTATTTAGCTCAAGATACAGTATTTGACTCTATTAAAAATACTAACGTAAACGACCCTAATCTATCACAATATGAGGGAGATACACCTTATCTTTTACAGTTAAAGGGAGTACAAAGAAGATTTACTAGCCGTTTTTTAAATAGTACCGTTCTCCAACTTCAATTTGGTGCTGGTACTTCGGCAGACACTGATGAGGAAATTTTACCAAACCCTGATAATGTTGGTTTAGGTTTACCCTTTGAAAAAGATAAACTTACAACAGCATTTGCTCCTTCTAACTTTATATTTACTAAAACCTATGGTATAGCCCCGTCAAATACCACTTTAACAGTGAGATATTTAACAGGTGGTGGGGTTAGTGCAAACGTATTTGCTAATACAATTACTTCAATTAATAGTGGTAATGTACAATTTTTAAATAATAATTTAAATACTAGTACAGCTAATACTGTATTTAACTCTTTAGCTATAAATAATCTAGCAGCAGCTGATGGTGGTGGAGACGGGGATACAACAGAAGAACTTAGACAAAATGCTTCAGCTAACTTTGCAACTCAACTTCGCAATGTAACCCAAGATGATTATTTAGTTAGAGCACTTTCTTTACCTGCTAAATACGGTGTTATCTCTAAAGCATATATCGAACCTACTAAAGCACAATCGGTAGCGTCAGGAGCAGCTGCTTCTATACTTGATTTGTATGTCCTTTCTTTTGATAATACATCTAAATTAAGAACAGCATCTGTCGCTCTTAAACAAAATTTATC